ATACGGCGGCTTCTCTGGATGAGCTTAACCGGGCGATCAATGATGCGGAGTCGGTACTGGGGACAACCCGGCGTCGCCGTCGTCCGCTGGGAGTGAGGTTATGAAACGAACGCCTGTCCTGATTGATGTGAACGGCGTTCCGCTTCGTGAGAGTCTCAGCTACAACGGGGGCGGTGCAGGATTTGGCGGGCAAATGGCGGAGTGGTTGCCACCGGCGCAGAGTGCCGATGCGGCCCTGCTGCCCGCGTTGCGTCTGGGGAATGCCCGGGCAGATGATCTGGTGCGCAATAACGGAATAGCGGCCAATGCGGTGGCACTGCATAAGGATCACATTGTCGGGCATATGTTTCTTATCAGCTACCGTCCGAACTGGCGCTGGCTGGGGATGCGGGAGACCGCAGCAAAAAGCTTTGTCGATGAGGTGGAGGCGGCCTGGTCGGAATACGCCGAAGGGATGTCTGGCGAGATCGACGTGGAAGGGAAACGCACGTTTACGGAATTTATCCGTGAAGGTGTGGGCGTTCATGCGTTTAACGGCGAAATCTTTGTGCAGCCGGTCTGGGATACGGAAACCACGCAGTTATTCCGTACGCGTTTTAAAGCCGTGAGTCCGAAACGGGTGGACACGCCAGGACACGGTATGGGGAACCGTTTTCTGCGGGCCGGTGTGGAGGTCGATCGATATGGTCGTGCCGTTGCGTACCATATCTGTGAGGATGATTTTCCGTTCTCCGGGAGTGGACGATGGGAACGGATCCCGCGTGAACTTCCCACCGGGCGTCCGGCCATGCTGCATATTTTCGAGCCGGTGGAGGACGGGCAGATCCGTGGGGCCAACCAGTTTTACAGCGTCATGGAACGGCTGAAGATGCTCGATTCCCTGCAGGCAACACAGCTTCAGTCGGCCATTGTGAAAGCCATGTATGCAGCGACGATTGAAAGTGACCTTGATACCGAAAAGGCCTTTGAATATATCGCCGGTGCGCCGCAGGGGCAGAAGGATAATCCGCTTATTAATATTCTGGAGAAGTTCTCCAGCTGGTATGACACGAATAACGTGACGCTGGGTGGTGTCAAAATTCCGCACCTTTTCCCCGGGGATGATCTGAAACTACAGACTGCGCAGGATTCAGACAATGGATTTTCGGCGCTTGAACAGGCGCTGCTGCGGTATATCGCCGCCGGTCTTGGCGTTTCCTACGAACAGTTGTCCCGTGATTACTCGAAGGTCAGTTATTCAAGTGCCAGGGCCTCTGCCAATGAGTCGTGGCGCTATTTTATGGGGCGGCGAAAATTTATTGCGGCCCGGCTGGCCACGCAGATGTTTTCCTGCTGGCTGGAAGAGGCACTTCTTCGGGGGATTATCCGTCCGCCACGGGCGCGTTTTGATTTTTATCAGGCGCGATCAGCCTGGTCACGGGCAGAGTGGATTGGTGCCGGAAGAATGGCCATTGACGGGCTCAAGGAGGTTCAGGAATCGGTGATGCGCATTGAGGCCGGACTGAGCACGTATGAGAAAGAGCTGGCGCTGATGGGCGAGGATTATCAGGACATTTTCCGCCAGCAGGTCAGGGAATCTGCAGAGCGGCAAAAAGCCGGACTCTCACGTCCGGTGTGGATAGCGCAGGCGTATCAGCAGCAGATAGCGGAGAGTCGCAGGCCGGAAGAGGAGACAACACCCCGTGAGACGTAATCTTTCACACATTATTGCCGCAGCATTCAATGAACCGCTGCTTCTGGAGCCCGCCTATGCGCGGGTTTTCTTTTGCGCGCTCGGGCGCGAGATGGGGGCATCAAGTCTTTCGGTACCACAACAGCAGGTACAGTTTGATGCTCCCGGAATGCTGGCTGAAACGGACGAGTACATGGCCGGAGGTAAACGACCGGCCCGTGTTTACCGGGTGGTGAACGGTATTGCGGTACTGCCGGTGACCGGCACGCTGGTGCACCGGCTGGGGGGGATGCGGCCATTTTCCGGAATGACTGGCTATGACGGCATTGTCGCCTGTCTTCAGCAGGCAATGGCAGATAGCCAGGTGCGGGGCGTACTGCTGGACATTGACAGTCCGGGCGGGCAGGCCGCCGGCGCGTTTGACTGCGCTGACATGATTTACCGCCTCCGTCAGCAGAAGCCGGTCTGGGCACTGTGCAATGACACGGCCTGTTCTGCAGCCATGCTGCTGGCGTCGGCCTGCTCCCGACGGCTGGTTACCCAGACATCCCGTATCGGCTCCATTGGCGTGATGATGAGCCATGTCAGCTATGCCGGTCATCTGGCGCAGGCCGGTGTGGATATCACGCTGATTTACTCAGGGGCGCACAAGGTGGATGGCAATCAGTTTGAAGCCTTACCGGCAGAGGTTCGCCAGGACATGCAGCAGCGCATTGATGCGGCGCGCCGGATGTTTGCCGAAAAAGTGGCCATGTTTACCGGTCTGTCTGTTGATGCCGTCACGGGAACAGAGGCCGCCGTTTTTGAAGGTCAGTCCGGCATTGATGCCGGGCTGGCGGATGAATTAGTCAATGCGTCGGATGCCATCAGTGTGATGGCCACGGCGCTGAACAGTAATGTCAGAGGAGGCACTATGCCGCAATTAACTGCAACGGAAGCCGCCGCGCAGGAGAACCAGCGAGTGATGGGGATCCTGACATGCCAGGAAGCGAAAGGACGTGAACAGCTTGCCACGATGCTGGCAGGACAACAGGGCATGAGCGTTGAACAGGCCCGGGCGATTCTGGCCGCGGCGGCACCGCAGCAGCCGGTGGCATCCACGCAGAGTGAAGCCGATCGCATTATGGCGTGTGAAGAAGCGAACGGTCGTGAACAACTGGCGGCAACGCTGGCGGCGATGCCGGAGATGACGGTGGAAAAAGCCCGCCCGATCCTGGCTGCTTCACCGCAGGCGGATGCCGGACCCTCACTCCGTGATCAGATCATGGCACTGGATGAGGCAAAAGGGGCTGAGGCGCAGGCTGAACAGCTGGCTGCCTGCCCGGGAATGACTGTGGAGAGCGCCCGGGCTGTGCTGGCTGCGGGATCAGGTAAGGCAGAACCGGTCTCTGCATCCACAACCGCCCTGTTTGAACGCATCATGGCGAACCATTCACCGGCAGCGGTACAGGGTGGCGTGCCACAGACGTCAGCAGACGGTGATGCGGACGTGAAAATGCTCATGGCCATGCCATGAAGCCAGTGCTGACCATCAACAGGAGGTTTTTACAATATGGTGACGAAAACTATCACTGAACAGCGTGCGGAAGTACGTATTTTTGCCGGTAATGATCCGGCTCATACCGCCACAGGCAGCAGCGGGATTTCCTCGGCAACACCGGCACTGACGCCACTGATGCTGGATGAGGCCACCGGGAAACTGGTGGTCTGGGACGGACAAAAAGCCGGTAGTGCGGTTGGCATACTGGTACTGCCGCTTGAAGGCACAGAGACGGCGCTGACCTATTACAAGTCGGGGACCTTTGCGACGGAGGCAATCCGCTGGCCTGAAAGTGTGGATGAACACAAAAAGGCCAACGCCTTTGCCGGCAGTGCCCTGAGTCACGCGGCGCTGCCGTAACACGTTATCAGGCCACCGCGGTGGCCTGACTGATTTCTGAATGAAAGGAACTGATTTATGGGATTGTTTACGACCCGCCAGTTACTCGGTTATACCGAACAAAAAGTGAAATTTCGTGCGCTGTTTCTGGAGCTGTTTTTCCGCCGTACGGTGAATTTCCATACCGAAGAGGTGATGCTGGACAAAATTACCGGAAAAACGCCGGTGGCGGCCTATGTTTCCCCGGTTGTTGAAGGAAAAGTGCTGCGTCATCGTGGTGGTGAAACCCGCGTGTTACGTCCGGGCTACGTCAAGCCGAAACACGAATTTAATTACCAGCAGGCGGTTGAGCGTCTTCCCGGTGAAGATCCGGCTCAGCTGAACGACCCGGCCTACCGTCGTCTGCGTATCATCACTGATAACCTCAAACAGGAAGAGCACGCCATTGTCCAGGTGGAAGAAATGCAGGCGGTGAATGCCGTGCTGTATGGCAAATACACGATGGAAGGAGACCAGTTCGAGAAAATTGAGGTCGATTTTGGCAGGTCGACGAAGAATAACATCACTCAGGGTAGTGGTAAGGAGTGGTCAAAACAGGATCGTGACACGTTCGATCCTACACATGATCTTGACCTCTACTGCGACCAGGCCAGCGGTCTTGTGAATATTGCCATTATGGACGGTACCGTCTGGCGTCTGCTGAATGGCTTTAAATTGTTCCGCGAAAAACTGGATACCCGTCGCGGCTCTAATTCGCAACTCGAAACAGCGGTGAAAGACCTGGGCGCGGTGGTGTCCTTCAAAGGGTATTACGGCGATCTGGCCATTGTGGTGGCAAAAACGTCTTATGTGGCAGAGGACGGTACCGAAAAACGTTATCTGCCTGAGGGCTCGCTGGTCCTGGGGAATACGGCAGCAGAGGGCATTCGTTGCTATGGTGCCATTCAGGATGCGCAGGCGTTGTCCGAAGGTGTGGTGGCCTCTTCCCGTTATCCGAAACACTGGCTGACGGTAGGGGATCCCGCCCGTGAATTTACCATGACGCAGTCCGCGCCGCTGATGGTGTTGCCGGACCCGGATGAGTTTGTGGTGGTACAGGTGAAATAATCCGTGAGCGGGGGCGAAATGCCCCCGTGTCTTTTTTCACAGGGGGATGATATGGCAACGAAAGAGCAAAATCTGAAACGGCTTGATGAACTGGCCCTGATTCTGGGGCGTGAGCCGGATATATCCGGGAGTGCCGCAGAGATAGCGCAGCGGGTGGCAGAATGGGAAGAGGAAATGCAGTCATCCGGCGATGATGTACAGGTTATGAATATGGATATCCGGGAGAGGGAAAACGCGGCTCATGATGTTCGTGAGGAAACATCCGGCGCGTTAACGCGCATCAGAGTTCTGACCTGCCTCCATCTCTGTGGCGTTGATGGTGAAACGGGGGAATCCGTTGAGCTTGCGGATGTTGGTCGGGTGATTCTGATTATGTCCTCAGATGCAAAAACACACGTTGATGGTGGAATGGCTGTTTATGCGTGATTTTCAGAATGCCTTTGATGCCGCCCTTGCCGGGGTGGACAGTACGATTGTTGAAGTGATGGGCATCAGTGCGCAGTTCACCTCGGGGGCACAGTGTGGCAGCGAAGTTCAGGGGGTTTTTGACGATCCGGAGTCGCTGGGGTTTGCCGGTAGCGGGGTCCGTATTGAAGGAAGCTGCCCGTCATTATTTGTACGGACGGATACGGTTCGTGCTGTGCGGCGTGGTGACACGCTGACCATTAATGGTGAGACATTCTGGGTGGATCGTGTTTCTCCGGATGACGGGGGCAGTTGTTATCTCTGGCTCAACCGTGGGCAACCACCGGCAGTTAACCGGCGACGATAAACGCAGGGTGAATTATGGCGATAAAAGGGCTTGATCAGGCGATTGAAAATCTGAGCCGGGTTCGTAAAAACGCCATTCCGGCGGCTTCAGCAATGGCCATTAACCGCGTGGCCACAACGGCGATTAATCAGTCTTCGTCACAGGTTGCTCGGGAGACCAGGGTGAGCCGGAAACTGGTAAAGGAACGGTCCAGACTGAAACGGGCCACGGTCAGAAATCCGAATGCCAGAATTATCGTTAACCGCGGTGATCTCCCGGTGATTAAGCTGGGGATCAGGATGCCGGGGCGTCGTCCGGACAGCATACTCAAAGCCGGTCAGCATCGTTATCAGCGGGCATTTATTCAGCGATTAAAAAATGGTCGCTGGCATGTCATGCAGCGTGTGGTCGGGAAAAACCGTTACCCCATTGATGTGGTGAAAATCCCGATGGCGGCCCCACTGAAACAGGCGTTTGATGAGAATGTTGACCGTATCCGGCGTGAACGTCTGCCCGGAGAACTGGCATACGCGCTGAAACAACAACTGAGGATTGCGATAAAACGATGAAACATACTGATATCCGTGCTGCAGTGCTGGATGCACTGGAGCTGCATGAACACGGGGCGACGCTGTTTGATGGTCGCCCCGTTGTTTTTGACGAAGAGGATTTTCCCGCGGTCGCGGTTTATCTGACGGATGCAGAGTATACCGGTGAAGAGCTGGATGCAGATACCTGGCGGGCCACACTGCATATTGAGGTGTTTTTACCAGCACAGGTACCGGATTCGGAGCTGGATTCGTGGATGGAAAGCCGGATTTATCCGGCGATGACTGCGATCCCGGCACTGGCAGACCTGATTACCACGATGGTTACGCAGGGCTATGAGTATCGTCGTGATGACGATATGGCGTTATGGAGTTCTGCGGATCTGACTTATTCCATTACATACGAGATGTGAGGACGATATGTCAACACCAAATCCCCTTGAGCCGGTAAAAGGTGCCGGTACCACCCTGTGGGTTTATAACGGTCAGGGTGACGCCTATGCAAACCCGTTGTCAGACGATGACTGGCAGCGACTGGCTAAGGTGAAGGATCTGACGCCGGGCGAGATGACGGCAGAACCCTACGATGATAACTACCTGGATGATGAAGACGCGGACTGGACTGCGACCGGGCAGGGGCAGAAGTCTGCAGGAGATACCAGTTTTACGCTGGCCTGGAAACCGGGAGAAGAAGGTCAGAAAGGGCTTATAGGCTGGTTTGAAAGCGGGGATGTGCGGGCCTATAAAATCCGTTTCCCGAACGGCACGGTGGATGTGTTCCGTGGCTGGGTCAGCAGTATCGGTAAGGCCGTAACGGCGAAGGAAGTGATCACCCGCACGGTGAAAGTGACCAACGTGGGTAAACCTTCTGTGGCGGAAGAACGCAGCGAAATTACGCCGGTCACTGCGATTAAGGTGACGCCGACATCTGGTACGGTGGCAAAAGGGAAAACAACAACCCTGACGGTTTCTTTTGAGCCGGAAAGTGCAACCGACAAAACGTTCAGAGCGGTTTCCGCCGATCCGTCAACGGGAACCATTGCTGTGAAAGATATGGCGATCACTGTGACGGGGGTTAAGGCTGGAAAAGTGAGTATCCCCGTGATTTCCGGTAATGGTCAGTTTGCCACGGTAGCTGAAGTCACCGTTACTGAAGCGGGCGCTGCAGGGTAAACGGAGGTAATACATGTTTCTGAAAACCGAACAATTTGAATATAACGGTGTGTCCGTCACGCTTTCCGAGCTGTCTGCGCTGCAGCGTATCGAGCATCTTGCCCTGCTGAAACGACGGGCAGAACAGGCTGAAGCCAGCGGTAACCTGCAGGTGAGCGTGGAAGACCTTGTCAGAACCGGCGCGTTTCTGGTGGCGATGTCCCTGTGGCATAACCATCCACAGAAAACGGAGTCACCATCAATGAATGAGGCTGTGATGCAGATCGAACAGGAGGTGCTCACCACCTGGCCTGCTGATGCCATTGCCCGGGCGGAAGACGTGGTGTTGCGTCTGTCCGGGATGAGCGGGGCTGTTCATGTGGATACGGATATCACCGAAGTGGCGAAAAATAACGCGCTTACTGATGATGATTTTTCTGCGGGAAAGTCTTCGACGGCGAGCTGAATTTTGCCCTCAGACTGGCGCGAGAGATGGGGAGGCCTGACTGGCGCGCCATGCTTGCCGGGATGACATCCACCGAATATGCCGACTGGCGACATTTTTACCGCACGCATTATTTTCAGGATACCCAACTGGATATGCATTTTTCCGGGCTGATGTACGCTGTACTCAGCCTGTTTTTTTGCGATCCGGATATGCATCCCTCTGATTTCAGTCTGCTTGTCCCCCGGCATGAGGAAGAGCAGGTGGAGAGGCTGGATGAGGACAAAATGCTGATGCAGAAAGCGGCAGGACTTGCCGGAGGCGTCCGGTTCGGTGGGGACGGAGGGGGCGATATTTTATCGTCTGCGGATGTGGCGGATGTCATGGTGGATGATGCCGCATTAATGATGGCTTCAGCGGGGATTCCAGGAGGTGTGAGATATGTCCCAGCCGGTTGGTGATCTTATTATTGACCTGAGTCTGGATGCGGTCCGTTTCGATGAGCAGATGAGCCGGGTAAGGCGTCATTTTTCAGGACTGGATACTGACGCCAGAAAAACCGCCAGTGCTGTTGAACAGGGCCTGAGCCGCCAGGCGCTGGCTGCACAAAAAGCCGGGATTTCCGTCGGGCAGTATAAAGCGGCCATGCGAACCCTGCCCGCACAGTTTACGGATATCGCCACGCAGCTTGCCGGTGGTCAGAATCCCTGGCTGATCCTGCTGCAACAGGGCGGTCAGGTGAAGGACTCCTTCGGCGGGATGATCCCCATGCTCAGGGGGCTTGCCGGTGCGATCACCCTGCCGATGGTCGGGGTCACCTCGCTGGCGGTGGCGACAGGTGCGCTGGCGTACGCCTGGTACCAGGGGGATTCCACGCTTTCAGCGTTTAATAAAACCCTGGTTCTTTCCGGTAATCAGTCCGGACTGACTGCCGATCGTATGCTGACTCTCTCAAGAGCCGGGCAGGCAGCAGGGCTGACGTTTAACCAGGCGAGAGAGTCACTGGCAGCCCTGGTGAATGCCGGTGTGCGTGGTGGTGAACAGTTTGATGCCATCAACCAGAGTGTCGCGCGTTTTGCGTCTGCATCCGGTGTGGAGGTGGATAAAGTCGCTGAAGCCTTCGGGAAGCTGACCACTGACCCGACGTCGGGACTGATGGCGATGGCGCGCCAGTTCCGTAACGTGACGGCAGAGCAGATTGCGTATGTTGCGCAGCTGCAGCGTTCCGGTGATGAGGCCGGGGCCTTACAGGCGGCGAACGATATCGCCACGAAAGGCTTTGATGAGCAGACCCGCCGCCTGAAAGAGAACATGGGCACGCTGGAGACCTGGGCAGACAGGACTGCACGGGCATTCAAATCCATGTGGGATGCGGTGCTGGATATTGGTCGTCCTGATACCGCGCAGGAGATGCTGATTAAGGCAGAGGCTGCGTTTAAGAAAGCAGACGACATCTGGAATCTGCGCAAGGATGATTATTTTGTTAACGATGAAGCGCGGGCGCGTTACTGGGATGATCGTGAAAAGGCCCGTCTTGCGCTTGAAGCCGCCCGAAAGAAGGCTGAGCAGCAGACTCAACAGGACAAAAATGCGCAGCAGCAGAGCGATACCGAAGCGTCACGGCTGAAATATACCGAAGAGGCGCAGAAGGCTTACGAACGGCTGCAGACGCCGCTGGAGAAATATACCGCCCGTCAGGAAGAACTGAACAAGGCACTGAAAGACGGGAAAATCCTGCAGGCGGATTACAACACGCTGATGGCGGCGGCGAAAAAGGATTATGAAGCGACGCTGAAAAAGCCGAAACAGTCCGGCGTGAAGGTGTCTGCGGGCGATCGTCAGGAAGACAGTGCTCATGCTGCCCTGCTGACGCTTCAGGCTGAACTCCGGACGCTGGAGAAGCATGCCGGAGCAAATGAGAAAATCAGCCAGCAGCGCCGGGATTTGTGGAAGGCGGAGAGTCAGTTCGCGGTACTGGAGGAGGCGGCACAACGTCGCCAGCTGTCCGCACAGGAGAAATCCCTGCTGGCGCATAAAGATGAGACGCTGGAGTACAAACGCCAGCTGGCTGCACTTGGCGATAAGGTCACGTATCAGGAGCGTCTGAATGCGCTGGCGCAGCAGGCGGATAAATTCGCACAGCAGCAACGGGCAAAACGGGCCGCCATTGATGCGAAAAGCCGGGGGCTGACTGACCGGCAGGCAGAACGGGAAGCCACAGAACAGCGCCTGAAGGAACAGTATGGCGATAATCCGCTGGCGCTGAATAACGTCATGTCAGAGCAGAAAAAGACCTGGGCGGCTGAAGACCAGCTTCGCGGGAACTGGATGGCAGGCCTGAAGTCCGGCTGGAGTGAGTGGGAAGAGAGCGCCACGGACAGTATGTCGCAGGTAAAAAGTGCAGCCACGCAGACCTTTGATGGTATTGCACAGAATATGGCGGCGATGCTGACCGGCAGTGAGCAGAACTGGCGCAGCTTCACCCGTTCCGTGCTGTCCATGATGACAGAAATTCTGCTTAAGCAGGCAATGGTGGGGATTGTCGGGAGTATCGGCAGCGCCATGGGCGGGGCTGTTGGTGGCGGCGCATCCGCGTCAGGCGGTACAGCCATTCAGGCCGCTGCGGCGAAATTCCATTTTGCAACCGGAGGGTTTACGGGAACCGGCGGCAAATATGAGCCAGCGGGGATTGTTCACCGTGGTGAGTTTGTCTTCACGAAGGAGGCAACCAGCCGGATTGGCGTGGGGAATCTTTACCGGCTGATGCGCGGCTATGCCACCGGCGGTTATGTCGGTACACCGGGCAGCATGGCAGACAGCCGGTCGCAGGCGTCCGGGACGTTTGAGCAGAATAACCATGTGGTGATTAACAACGACGGCACGAACGGGCAGATAGGGCCACAGGCGCTGAAGGCTGTTTATGACGTAGCCCGTAAGGCGGCAATGGATGTTGTGACCGGGCAGATGCGCGATGGTGGTCTGTTCTCCGGAGGTGGACGATGAAAACCTTCCGCTGGAAAGTGAAACCCGGGATGGATGTGACATCGGCTCCTTCCGTCAGGGAGGTGCGCTTTGGTGATGGCTATTCCCAGCGTGCGCCTGCCGGGCTGAACGCTGACCTGAAAACGTACAGCGTGACGCTGTCTGTCTCCCGTGAGGAGGCCACGGCGCTGGAGTCGTTTCTGGCAGAGCACGGAGGCTGGAAGGCCTTTCTGTGGACGCCGCCTTATGGTTACAGGCAGATAAAGGTGACCTGCGCAAAATGGTCGTCGCAGGTCAGTATGTTGCGTGTTGAGTTCAGCGCAGAGTTTAAACAGGTGGTGAACTGATGCAGGATATCCGGCAGGAAACACTGAATGAATGCACCCGTGCGGAGCAGTCGGCCAGCGTGGTGCTCTGGGAAATCGATCTGACAGAGGTCGGTGGAGAACGTTATTTTTTCTGTAATGAGCAGAACGAAAAAGGTGAGCCGGTCACCTGGCAGGGGCGACAGTATCAGCCGTATCCCATTCAGGGGAGTGGTTTTGAACTGAATGGCAAAAGCACCAGTACGCGCCCCACGCTGACGGTTTCTAACCTGTACGGTATGGTCACCGGGATGGCGGAAGATCTGCAGAGTCTGGTCGGCGGAACGGTGGTCCGGCGTAAGGTTTACGCCCGTTTTCTGGATGCGGTGAACTTCGTCAACGGAAACAGTGACGCCGATCCGGAGCAGGAGGTGATCAGCCGCTGGCGCATTGAGCAGTGCAGCGAACTGAGCGCGGTCAGTGCCTCCTTTGTACTGTCCACGCCGACGGAAACGGACGGCGCTGTTTTTCCGGGACGTATCATGCTGGCCAACACCTGCACCTGGACCTATCGCGGCGGTGAGTGCGGTTATCACGGTCCGGCGGTCGCGGATGAATATGACCAGCCAACGTCCGATATCACGAAGGATAAATGCAGCAAATGCCTGAGCGGTTGTAAGTTTCGCAATAACGTCGGCAACTTTGGCGGCTTCCTTTCCATTAACAAACTTTCGCAGTAAATCCCATGACAGAGACAGAATCAGCGATTCTGGCGCACGCCCGGCGATGTGCGCCAGCGGAGTCGTGCGGCTTCGTGGTGAGAACGCCGGAGGGGGAAAGATATTTTCCCTGCGTGAATATTTCCGGTGAGCCGGAGGATTATTTCCGGATGGCTCCGGAGGACTGGCTGCAGGCAGAGATGCAGGGTGAGATTGTGGCGCTGGTCCACAGCCACCCCGGTGGTCTGCCCTGGCTGAGTGAGGCTGACCGGCGGTTGCAGGTGCAGAGTGATTTGCCGTGGTGGCTGGTCTGCCGGGGGGCGATTCACAAGTTCCGCTGTGTGCCACATCTTACCGGGCGGCGCTTTGAGCACGGGGTGACGGACTGTTACACGCTGTTCCGGGACGCTTACCATCTGGCGGGGATTGAGATGCCGGATTTTCATCGTGAGGATGACTGGTGGCGTAACGGTCAGAATCTCTATCTGGATAATCTGGAGGCCACAGGGCTGTATCAGGTGCCGTTGTCAGCGGCGCAGCCGGGCGATGTGCTGCTGTGCTGTTTTGGTTCATCGATGCCGAATCACGCCGCAATTTACTGCGGCGACGGCGAGCTGCTGCACCATATTCCTGAACAACTGAGTAAACGAGAGAGGTACACCGACAAATGGCAGCGACGCACACACTCCCTCTGGCGTCACCGGGCATGGCACGCATCTGCCTTTACGGGGATTTACAACGATTTGGTCGCCGCATCGACCTTCGTGTAAAAACGGGGGCCGAAGCTATCCGTGCGCTGGCCACACAGATCCCGGCGTTTCGTCAGAAACTGAATGAGGGCTGGTATCAGGTGCGCATTGCCGGGCGTGATGCAGGCGAAACCGAATTATCTGCCCGTCTTAATGAGCCGCTGGCAAATGGTGCCGTGATCCACATTGTGCCGCGTCTGGCGGGTGCCAAAAGTGGCGGTGTTTTTCAGGCAGTGCTGGGTGCGGCGCTGATTGCTACGGCAATCTGGATGCCGGGAATCAGTATCGCTTTCAGTGACATTCTCTTTTCTATGGGGGCAGCGATGACGCTTGGTGGTGTTGCACAGATGCTGGCTCCTAAACCCCAAACCCCCCGAACGCAGACAACGGATAACGGCAAACAGAACACCTATTTCTCCTCACTGGATAACATGGTTGCCCAGGGCAATATTCTGCCTGTTCTGTACGGTGAAATGCGCGTGGGGTCACGCGTGGTTTCTCAGGAGATCAGCACGGCAGACGAAGGGGATGGTGGTCAGGTTGTGGTGATTGGTCGCTGATGCAAAATGTTTTATGTGAAACCGCCTGCGGGCGGTTTTGTCGTTTATGGAGCGTGAGGAATGGGTAAAGGCAGCAGTAAGGGGCATACCCCGCGCGA